AATTGTGTTGATGGTATTGTTGTTATTGAATCACTTGGTATATGGTTAATGTTTATATTTGATGTTGAAACACTTGGTAAAAGATCCAATTCGGTAATTCTATCGATGGCTGCTATCTATTTTGATACTGATACCAAACCATCGCCACAAGAACTACGTGATGGTGCCTTCTTTGCCAAGTTTAGTGTACCTGAACAGATAAAAGAATATGGTCGTGAAGCAAACAAACCAACTATGGAATGGTGGAATAAACAATGCCATAATGTCCGAGTTGCATCATTCTTACCAAACAAGGTAGATTGTTCCTTTATAGATGGATACGAATCCATGCGTAAATGGGCTGATTCAAAGAATGATACCAAATGTTGGGTATGGGCTCGAGGTAATCTTGACCAGTTGGTGATGGATGATATAGAAGAACAATTAGAATTAGAACCAATATGGCCATATGCCAGATGGCGTGATGTAAGAACTGCTGTTGATTTTCTATACAATACAACCAATGGTTATGTTGATGTGGATTATCCAGGTTTTAATTCAAAGAATGATATCACTAAACATAATCCAATTGATGATTGTGTATTGGATGCTATGATGATGATGTATGGTATTAGGAATGAGAACTAATGTGTTACTTGCCAACCACTCTCGGTTATGTTATAATCACCATACAAATGAAAGGAATTTTGTTATGATGCCAGCAGGCAAATACTATGTCGGTGACTTATGTTATGTAATGACCGATGAAGAATGGGACGAAGTGTGTGGTTTACTGTTTGAAGGCAGAAGCGACCACGGTTGTAATGAAGGTGAATTCACATTGAAAGATGGTCGCCGATTTGTAACATACAATACCAAATATGGTGATGGTCGCTATGAATCAAATATGTGGACTGACCATTCAGTTGATTCTGGTGGTATTGGTTGTATTAGATTAGAAGATATCCGCAGAGGTGATACCTTTGATGATATAAAAACTTTTGGTGCTGTTATGAATTTCCCAGTTGATTTTGTAACAGGTAAAGAAGATGGTGTGATACAGTTTGACCGTGTGATGATTGATACTAATTAAGGATATATTATGAGTTTAAATAAAAATCAAGTTGCTTTCGTCAAAGCAGCAGAGCGTTTGTATGGTGTAGGTTCAGTATTGACCCGTGATAACATTCAGCATGTTGCACGTGAAGAAGATATGTCCTTTCCATTTTGGTTTGTGACCAAATCTGAATATCGTTCAGGTCGTGGCCAATACCAACTACCTGATATTGGCACCAAGCCAGTAGTTAAAGTTAGTATACCCGCAGGTGCTGAACATGAACAATATGATGTTGCACTATCTGCACAAGTCCTGTCCTTCAAGCAACCAAAGTTGATTGATGATTCAGATGTTTCAATCCCTGTAAAATATCCTGATTATGTTCCTTTTGGCTTCTTTAAAGACCTTAATAATATTATTAAGTCTGCTCAATTTTATCCTGTTTTTATCACAGGTCTATCTGGTAACGGGAAAACCCTCATGGTGGAACAAGTCTGTGCTGAACTTAAGCGGGAGTGTATCCGTGTCAACGTGTCTATCGAAACGGACGAAACTGACTTACTTGGTGGTCCTACTCTTATCAATGGTAATGTGGTTAACCGTGATGGTCCTGTTATTACTGCTATGAAGCGTGGCGCCATTCTATTGATTGACGAAGTTGACCGTGGTTCTAATAAACTAATGTGTTTACAAGGCATTCTAGAAGGCAAACCATACTTCAACAAGAAATCTGGCGAGTTGGTACATCCAAAGAATGGCTTCAATGTGGTTGCAACTGCAAACACTAAAGGTAAAGGTTCAGAAGAAGGTCGTTATCTATCACAAATTCTTGATGATGCTTTCTTAGAACGATTCCCTATAACCGTTGAACAGGAATATCCTGATGCCAAGACAGAGAAAAAGATTCTTACACCATTGATTGCCGATGCTGAGTTTGTTGAGAACCTATGCCAATGGGCTGATGTGGTTCGTAAATCATTTGAACAAGGTGCTGTTGATGAGATTATCTCTACTCGCCGATTGGTTCACATTGCACAGGCATTCAAACTCTTTGGTGACAAAATGAAAGCAATTGAGCTTTGTGTGTCTCGCTTTGATACTGAGACCAAGACAGCATTCTTGGATTTGTATTCTAAAGTGGATGGTAAAGTGGAAGCACCACAACAAGCACCAGCAACAACGGATGACCCGTTCTAAAATCCTACACAGGTATGGTTGCCAACATGCCATATTTGTGTTATAATACATATGTTGGTATCTTATTATTAAATTTTGAAAGGACATTATATGTCAAACACAGTTCGTAAAGGCAAACCAAATCGCCATGAGAAAATCACAGTAACCTTGCTTTCAGGCAAACCAGTATCTCCAGATGAAATCAAATCTGTATTCGCTGGCACAGACCAAGAATCGGTTCTGTATCGCCTCTCAACAAACATTTACAATATCCGTAAAGACGGTGGCATTGTGAAAGTTCTCAAAGAAGGTCGTAAAGTCAAAGCATATCAATTGGTTAACCACACCGAGTTTGATGCTAATGGTCGTTATGTTGGTAAGACTGTTTCTACTGAGAAAACAATTGTTTCACCTACAGAAACAACTGAAATCGTGAATGCATAATGAATGATTTTGACCGTGACAACCTTGAATTTTTCCTACATGGAGATGAGAAAGAATTTGAGGAATGGATGGAACAGGCATCATCTGAAGATTTGGATTATGCATTGAAATTGATTCGTATTGCAAAGGCAGAGGTGCTTCAGCAACACTATGAATTTATTGATGCTGTTCCATTCCTAGACGATGCCAAAAAACTTTTGAAACAATTTACCAAAAGGTAATTATATTATGAAACCCGTGTATTTAATTGTGCCATTACTACTGTTGACAGGTTGTGCTGGCATGGCCAAGATTCCATCTGTTATTGTATTGCCTGGTGGTGATAAAGTGAAACAGATGGATAGAACTGAGGTAATCATGGCAGCCCGTGAGTGTGTGAATGCTCGTATGAAACCAATCATTCAAAGAGTTCCACAACCAACGGATCACGGTACTATCATTGTGCCAGTTGCTGTGCAATGTGATGTTTATGAACCAACTTTAAAGTAAGGATAATTATGTCTCCCGCAATGTCTGCTCTCTCGAGCGTAGGTATTACACATTCAATGTTGTTACTAGGTATTCTGTTCGTTGTCGTAGCAGTTATACTCGGTATGTATTGGCATATTATTGTTCCTGGTGCCGTCATGTTGACTGTTGCATTTCTTTTCATAGAGACTTCTACTGTTGCTAAGGTAGAAGAACCTGTTAAGATTGAGGTAACAAAAATTGATCCTATAGATGAAGATAAGATGGCATTTATGGAAGATTGTGTGGTGGTTGCTGACTATCCCAAAGCGAAGTGTGAGAAGCTATGGGCTGAACGCCTAGCAGCAGAAAAAGAATTGGCTGATGAACCAAAACTGGTAGACGTTAGTCATAGGCAAAATCGCCGTGTAAAATATCATTGATAAGTTATAAAGGAACATTATGATGTTAAAGTTATATCGTGGATTGGTTGATATCTTTATCAAGCAATCGTTAGTTCAGGAACAAGAATTTGTTAAACATGTACGAAGTGATACGGCTGCTGTGATTGAAGCTGGTACGATTGGCACCAGAGGATTTTGGAATCTAATGCTTGAGATTGTTTCTGTGTTGTTTACTAAAACTGTATTCTTGTTTGGTTTAGTTATTGTTTGTGCGTTGGCAATCATTTCATTCCCTTTGTATGGAATATGGCAAGGTGTTATGATGATGATTAACCATCGTGCATCATTTGAACCTATTATGTTGGAAGAACCAGTTAAACAAGAACCTAAATTAGATAAAAAGTAATCGTTGTATAAAAACAACAAACCACTTGACATATATACCCGTTTGTGATATAATACTACTATGAAAATCGCTCTCTGCTCTGACCTACACCTCGAATTCGGCCCCATCTCTCTACAAAATACAGAGAATGCCGAAGTGTTAATCCTGTCCGGTGATATTCTTGTTGCTGTCGATTTGAATGAACTTGGTGATGCTACTGGTATTATGGTGAACGGTCGCAATAAGTCTGAAATGTATCATAAATTCTTTCAAGAATGTTCTGAGCGTTTCCCTAATGTTATCTACATTATGGGTAACCATGAATACTATCATGGTGACTTTGCTACAGCTTTGGATATCATCCGTGAACGCCTGAGTTACCTAGAGAATGTTTTTATCATGGAACGCCAGACTATGGTGATTGAAGATGTTACCTTTATTGCAGGTACATTGTGGACCGATATGAACAAGGAAGATCCAAGTACATTGTATGGTATCAAAGATTACATGAATGATTATCGTATCATCAAAGATAGTCGTACAAATGTAGATACTACAATTATACATTTTGATGATGACGGTGAGCCAATGGAAATGCCAGTTACTAAACCAAGTAAATGGTCACCAGAAGCATCGGTTGTTGAACACAAATTAATGTTGGATACAATCAAGGCAACTGTTGAGTCCAATGCCAATAATAAATATGTTGTTATTGGTCATCATGCTCCGAGTAAACTAAGTACCAAACCAAAATATCAAAAGGATGTTATGGTGAACGGTGCTTACAGTTCTGATTTGTCGGAGTTTATTCTGGATCATCCACAGATTAAAGTATGGACACATGGCCATACACATGATGTGTTTGATTACATGATTGGTGGTACTCGTATCATTTGTAATCCAAGAGGTTATGATATGTATGAAGACCGTGCGGATAAATTTGAGTTATGTTTTTTTGAGGTGTAATATGGAAAAGAAATTATTTGTCGTTGATATCGTTTCTTCATTTCGCTTGCGTTATGTGGTAGAAGCAAAAGAAGAATCTCATGCATTAGATGAGGTGGTGTGCCGTGAACATGAAACAGAGTTCAAGGAGTTCTCACAAGAACATCTTGGCACACACATCTTTGATTCCCGTGAAATTACATTAGAACAATACCATGAGTTGTTTGTGAGAGATAATGATTATCTTACCAAATGGCCAAATGA